AAAAAGTTTTCCTGCCTCATCAGTTCCACTTACATTTGATGGTGGAACAGGTGAAATCGCATATAGATTCATAAAATCACTCCACCTAAAGTCTGTGACGACATATGGAACGTTATATTTTTTACCCGCAGCAGTAATTGATTTTGGTGGAGTTGATTTTGTTGTCCAAAATGGATTACTTGTTTTTAGAAGTGATTTTTGATAGTCATCAATCTCTTCACGAATAGGATCTTTACCGACATTTGTATAAGTTTCAGGTTCCCAAGCACCTAAATCTTCACCATTAGGTCCCCAATTCCTACCATATCCAACAGTTGTATCTGGACAGATTTCATAATCCTCAAAATCATTTTCATCTTCAAATGTTACAAACGTTTCTGAAAGTTCACCGAGTTCTGAAGACAAAACAGCACCACTACCATACTGACAGTCATCAATTGCTCTCACTAAAGGGGGATATCGATATCCAAATCCACCCGTAATCACATCCACAGCAAGCAGGGCACCATCAACTCCTACGATTGCATTTGCCTTTGCTCCAACACCACCACCACCAAAAAATTGAATTCTTGGTGGTTCCTTACCACACTCTTTACGAGTCTGAATTCCACTACAAGTACTTGCAGAAGAAACAAGAACTTCTGGAGTCAGAGCATTAACTTCATTAATATTTAAATATTGAATTGAATTATTCGCATCTCTAAAAATAAAGGCAGTTCCAGGATTATCTTTTGCATAATTATTTGCCTCACAAATACTAACGTTTACAACATATCCTAAAATCGGATCAATAAGTCCGACTTTAATGTCATCCTGTGAAACATCTTTAAAAACCTGATCAATTAGTTGATTGATTCTTGTGTTTTTAGTATCATATGATAAATTAAGAAATGATTCTTGAGTTGCCATTATTTAAAATTCTTACTTTTTTCTTTCATATACCTATTTATCCATAATCTCTATAATCAACATCTTTGTTCTCTGATGTTGGAGTTGCATATGGATCTTCTTTTGGAGGAGTCGCAGATGCAGGATTTTGTGCGGCTGCTGCAACAGCAGGGATTTTTGGTAATTGTGCTTCTTCACTACCACCATAACCTTCTTGTATAGAAAAATAATCAGCTGCAGGACAATTTAATCCTAAATCACAACCAAAAATATTTACACTCAAATTTGTAAAATTCATTGCAGAAGATAAACTTCCAGAAAGTCCATTCACAATTCCGGAAATGTCAGAAATTATTCCACTCACATCGGACAAAAGTGATTGAGTGTCTTCTAAAAAATTAGACACACTATTCAGAGAAGTATCAATTCCTTCAATAATTGTTGGAAGATTCAGTGCAATCATTTGCCCTGTTAAAATTTCTACAGAACAAATCGGAGTGGTTGTAGTATATCCATTTTGAATAATTGTTTTTGTATCAAGTGTAGAATTTGATCCGGTTCCTGTTTGATCGTTTAAAAATCCCTGAACCTGACCACATAGAGCATTTGTAATTTTACTGAATAAACAATTAATCAATTCGGTAATTTTTTCACGAATATCAAAAAACTTAAATCTTAAGTTTGGTGGTATTATATCAACTGCTTTTGCAAGAGCACAGTTTATGGTTTTGAGAACATATTCCAAAATCTTATCAAAAATAATTTTCAGATATTTTGCAATAATACAAGCAACATCTGCAATTAGTTTTTGTATATCACTAATAAGAGTTGAGGCAGCATCAACATAACTTTGTGCTGCTTGTAGAACACTATCAATTTTCTTTGTGAGATTATCAATTACAGTCTGAATTGCCTTCATTGCAGATCCAACCATATCACACGGGTTTAGTAGAACAGTTTTTTCCCGATACATAACATCTCTTTGCACATCAGCAATAGACATAAGATGCGGATTATCTGGTTGCTCAATTGTTGCTCCCGGTTGTGTAGGAGAAGTTGGAGATTTAGATTCTGCTGCTTCTGCTTTTGTTGCGGCAGATGTTCTTTCTCCAACTAATGCTTCTGTTGCTTCCTTTGATAAACCTCTTTCTCCTGCTTCTGCTCTTGCTGATTGTGCTGCAGCAAGCACTCTTGGAGATTGTGGTGCGCCAGATTTAGGACTTGCAGGTTTTGATCCGGGTTTTTCTGTTGGTTGACCAGAAGCAGGGACCTTGATATTAGGATCCGGATCCTTTCCTTTTGCATATCCACTGGTTGCAGTAAAATTAGTCTTTGATGTTCCAATTTTAGTATTCAGTGCTGTCTGGACATTATTACCGAGCACTCCCATAATTACAGGAACTTGTTGATCGGCACCATCCAAGAAGAAACCAAATACAAAGTTTCCTTGACGAAGTGCCGAAGTTGCACAAGCATTTGCCTGACCTCCACCCGCAGTAATCGGATACATTACCTGGGCCCAAGGAAGTTGATCAGATGATATTGATTCTTCTTCTTGATCGTGAAGACCTATGATACGAACTTTATATCTTCTTCCCCATCCAGGAACACTATCTTTATCATTAAATTTAGTAGAAACAATATTATCTCTCCAATAAGAGTCATCGGCAATCTGTCCGATCCACCAATTAAAACTTGCTCCCAAAAATCCAGAGTTAAATAATGTTCCTTCGGTCATTTGATGCTCATAGATATAATTTTTTGATTATGACTATTTAACAAGTTAAAATAAATCATTTGTGAAAGATCCGGTTTTACCAAGTGAATCACGAACCAAGGTTAATTTTGTATATCCACCCTTTAACACATTAATATAGTGACAGAGATCGGCAATCAAATAATTACCACCAAATTGTTTATTAAGTCCTTGAGTATTCTTATTTGAAAGTTCTGGAGAATCTATAAAAATTATATCTCCTGCGTGTAAACTAAAATCTGCAGTAATCGTAATGTTTGTCTTGGTATTGAACATTTGATTATATCTCATTACAGACTGATTTAAGATATTTTCTGGATCAAAATTTGGTTGATCTGATTTTACAACTTGTTGTTTCGTATCTCCAGTTGGAAGTGTTCCACGATCAATTAACATACATTGTGTTCTTGAGTATTCTTGTTTTTGACCTTCACGAATAAATCTTGGATTGAGTTTTGGAAGATTTTTTCCTGCAAGTTTAAGATTTTTTTCTGTTTCCTCAGCCTCTTTGGTGATTACCTCATAATAACAATTAAAAGGATCAAAAAGAATTGTCCTTGTTGAATAAGTTCCCATTTGCAATTTTGATTGAATATCACCACTTACATCATCAACACTATGTTCTAAAATTTTTGCAGAATATCCAGAGGGGAGATTTTCACCCGCACTATCTGGAGTTTGATTATAAATGAAAGATTTCTTTTTTTCTTGACTTAATAACGAATCAATAGATTTAAATTTAAATCCCTCTGAAGTTTCATAGAAGAAATATCCTGCAGTATTTTGTTTTGCTCCCTGAAGAGACGGAATTGATTTTTTTGCTAACCATAAAATAGAGTAAAAAGGTCTTTTTTGATTTCCAATAAAATTATAAGTATTTTCTGTTGCCTCAATATCCAATTTCTTTTCTGTTCCCAGATATTGTTTATCTGTTAAAATTTTTTTGACGTGTTCTGAAATTTTACCATCAAATCTTTGATTTATCTTTGTTTTATAATTTATAATTCCTTCTTCCGAAACCAAATCAAGAGTTACCACAGATTTTGTTGTGTCTTGCCCAACCGGAACAATTTGAGTTACAAACTGCTCAAACTCAAGTTTGGCATCATTACCATCGGTGATTTTAATTTTAACAGATTCTGTTCCCTGAAGTGGGAGTCCTTCAATTAATGTTTGTGTAGTTTGACCTTTTTGAATTGTTTTTCCGGTATCTACATAAATGATATTTGTGCGAATTGATGGTTCAAGGATACTTTCATAATAATAAATGTCCGTAATTAAATCTACAATATCTTTTTGATCACCACCAGTATTTGACTCAATAATACATTGAGCAATATTAACTTCTCTGACTTGTCTTAATACAGTTTTTTCTGATGCCATTTGATTAATGTCTGTTATGCATTTGCATATTGAATATCATATGTTGTATCTATACTGGATGAACGACTCATACCACCAATTGAACCAGAATTTCCTGTTGGAATTGGTATTGGAACCATTTGAGGATTATTCATTACAATCACCGTCTGTTCTGCACCATCTTCATATCCAGCATAAGATTGAAGAATGCTCATTAATTCAGGCTTAGTTTTTGCAGCATTTAAATATTCCAAGAGATTTGGTGTCATATAATCCAAACCTGCGGTGGTGTCCGCATCAAAAACGAATTCTGGTCTTCCGTCCTCGGCAAGAGTTGCAAGAGTGGGTTTTAAAACTCTTCCACCTTTTAAGTATGCTCCTATTCCCAAAATTTGTCTTACCTTTCTAGATCCAGCAAATTCTTTTTGTCCAATTGTACCAGACCCACCCCATTG